CGCCGTTGAGCGTGGTGATTGACAGCTCCAGCTTGCCGATTTGAATCTTCATGACTCCGGACTCGGTGGCCTTGTTCTGCACTACCTTGAATGGGCGCGGGGTTTTCTCAAAACTCATAGTGAATTGTTTTTGTGGGTTCTACAATTAGAACGGCAGGAACTCGTGGGTTATTGTGCCATCCTCGGATAAACTTCCTTGGTCGATGAGGTGACGAGCCATGCGCCCGTAGCTACCTTGGAGAGACCATGCCATCCCTGTCTGGATGAGCACGGAGAACAGCTCCAACACCTCGTCAATGGTCTGCATGTTCTGCTCCTCGAAGCTGATAATCATGTCAGTCAACTGACCTTTCTCTGGGATTGCGGCTTTACTCTGCATCTTCAATGGTTTCAAATTCAACGTCCTCTAACCGGGCTTCTGCTTGCGAGATGTTCTCGTCAAGGCACTGCACGAAGTAGCGTAGCTCGGTCAGCATGTCCTCGGTGGACATTGCACGCTTACAGCAGTTAATCTCGTAGAAGAGGTGACCAAAGTCCTTCACGGTGCGAGCCGCTTGCACGAGGTCAGGAGCGCAGTCCCATCCGTCTTCTGTTGTCTTAATGATTTTACTCATGGTGAATTGTTTTTGTGGTGTTTCTATAGTTAGAACGCACCGGGTTCTGAGATATTGCCCTCTGATTGTTAACGAAAGCTAATTAGCTCCATCAGGCTGTACTTGGCATCGAGGGCTTGGATGACAAGCTGTTGCGACTCTGGGTCAACTCCTTGGAAGAAGTTGTACGCCTCCACCAGCTCAGCCTTCGACAGGTCAAGCTCGATGAATGGATTGGGGGAGTTATCGAATGGACTCATGCCTTCACCGCTCCTTCTTCGTAGACAACGCCCAATGCGTTGCCCACGATGTTATTCTTGTGCTCGGCGAGCTTGCTCTTGGCCTCCTCAACTTCACCCTTGAAGGTGTTGAGTTCTTGCTTCAGCACCGCCAACTGCTCCTCCATGTTCTTGATGGCGTTTTGCTTTCGCTCAAGCAGGTAAACCTTTTGGGACTCCTTGTCGATGAGGAAACGCAACTTCTCGGCATCGTCGTAGCTGAGGCCAGAGGCCAGCACCACGTCGCCCTCTCGAACCTTGTCGCACTGAACGACCTCGCTCCAGCCCTGAACCACAGAGAACGTGGACTCTTGGGGCAACTCGATGCCCTTGGCTTCAGCCAGCTGGCGAATCTCGTCGGTCGTGAACAGGTCGTCAAGGATGAGCGCACCTCGCTCGGCCTGACGGACAGCCCCCTCCACAGCCCTCCGCTCCCTGTACTTCAGGGCGTTTGGCAGGTTAAC